AAAGAAACAGGACGGCAACATGCCATCCATAAACAAGAAGGACGACCCCCCGCCGGGGGCGAAGCACCCGACGGCGGGGGGGCGAACGTCAATCACCCTTCTTCATCTCCTGATCCACAAGCATCTTCTCCAAGAGAGATGCGTAGGTCAGGATGACGCTCAACTGCCAGTTGTTGATGGGAGTGGGAGCCCCAAAGAATTCTTCCCTATCCTCTTCGTGCATTCCCGTGATCATCTTCTGGTAGAGAGGAAGCAGGCTTGCGACGAAGCCACTTCCCTCCTTCAACACGAAACTAAAATCTTCCTTGCCTTTGTCTACTGCGACCATTGCTTTCCTTTTCAAAGAAACAACGAACCCGCCCGGCGGCGGCATGCCGCGACGCCGGGACGGGTCGGGAGATACAACTCAGAACGGGAGGCTGTCGTACTTCTCAACAGCGATTTCAGACTTCACATCCCACATGCCATTGATCAGGAACTCTCGCTCCTGAACGTCGAGTTTGGGGAACACGTTCTGAACGAGTCCCCCTTCGAAGTACTGGTGGACCTGACGACTGGTGCCTTCGACTTTCACGAAGTCGTTGCTGTCTTTCCAGCCAACGGGAACTCCAACGATGAACTCCTGCGTCACGTCGTTCAACGTGATCTTGATCTGGGCCAACTCGTGGCCCCGGAGTCCGTACCAAGCAACCTTCAGATCCGGAAGGATGTGCTTCCGGATGATGGAGTCGATCTGCAATCGCTCCATCGTCTTGAACGGTCCGTGAACCCCGTTCATCCAGTAGTAGTAACCCGTCTCGTCTTGAGACGTGTCGACAGTTGGAACGTCGAGATGTGTGAAGTGCTTTCCGATGATCACGATTCTGCTCCGTGATAAGAACCCTTCCAATACTTGAAGTTGTAAGGGTATGCCGGGGGACACATGACGATGATGTACCCGTTCCTGTGGGGTCTCATCATCACTTCTTCCATCGCCATTTGGTCAACGAAATGCGATGCTTCGTATTCAGGAAGACATGTCGCATCTTCTTTTCCTTCCTTGAACTCAACAAGGAAAGTTTGCTTCATCTTGATCAAGATTCTTTCTACCTTTTCCGCTTCTTCAGCGAAATTGTTGAGTCGATCTTCGAGAGATTGGTTGTTTTGATTCGACATCACTGTGTCTCCTTGTAGTAACGAATGACAAACCTGTTCACTTCCGGGACCTCTTGAAGCAAGAGAATGACGTATCCTTCTCCCACTTTTCTAATGAAGTGTCGAGAAGGATTCCATGACTCCACGGTGTCAATGATTAATTGACACTCTTCTCGACTTCTTATCACTGTTGCTTCCTCGATTGTGGGAGCAGTGAACTTATGTACCAACTCCAAGAAGATGTGATCGACTTCTACTTGAAGTCTCCGAATGGTGCTTTGACGAGACAGGATTTCTTTCGCGAGTTCTGCGCTCATGTCAGTATCTCCAATGACAAGAAGGCAAGGCGACCATCGCCCGCCGAAGGCGACGGGCGATGGGTGCCGGGCCTACTTATTCTCCGAGCAGTCAAAGCACAAGCCCTGACTCATCTCTGCGTCTACCCATGCGGACACATCGGTGCCGCACTTGACGCACTTCCCCTGCGTGCAGGGGCAGGGAATAGTGCAGAGCAACTGGATCTCTGCATCTGTGAACGTCCCCAACATACCCTCTGATATGTTGGGGTTGAGGACACGCTTGGTCCCTCCACAATAGTGACAGTTCTTCACTGTTCTTCTCCTACAATTGGAACAAGGATCTCGAAACGGAGATCCATCCCCGCTTCGGTTGAGATTTGCTCCCAAGTTTTGATGAACTCCAGTGCGGAGGTGAGGGAGAGAAACTGCGCCTCTCCCTCCTTTCCGTCTGCTCCCCAGATCACCACGATCCTCTTTTCGGCATAGCCGAGTTCGAGGTCCTCGATGATCTCTTCGACGACGTTGAGATCTGCCTCCAGTTCGGAAGCGATCTCAAGACTGGTCTTCCCAGCCACCAACAGATTCTCTACCTGATCTCTCATGCTTCGTCGATCCATGCCCATTCCATTCCTTTCTTTGCGTTCCATGAATACCAACCAATGTTGGCGTCCGTAAGGATTCTCTGAAGTTCGTATGCCCTCTCGGGCACCAGTTCGATGATCACCCTAAGGTGGTCGATCTGGGTCGCAATGAGTTCTTGATCTTCCATAGTGATTCTCTCCAAAAGGATTCCAAACCTCCACCACCGGGCGGCGGCGGTGCGAGGAACGAGCACCCGCGGGCACCGCCGCCGACCACCTATTGAGTCGAATGTCAGTGATCCCGCTGGTCTTGGGGCCAATCGCGCATAAAGAAAGGGGGACGACGATTTCTCGCCGCCCCCCTCGATCACACGATCTCGGACTCGGATTGTTCGATCGACTTCTTCGGCTTTCGCTCCTTCTTGGGCGACGGCGTTCCCGTCGTCTCGAAGTGTGCGAGGACTGACTCGGTTTCCACCTCTGCGGTCCGGCTGATCCGGACGTACTGGAGGATCTTTCCATCATCGTCCGTGAAAGGGCTGAGGGTGTACCTCAACCCGTCGCACTCCCACGACACCTCGCCGACCACGAAGCAGTGGGCTTTCGGCGTCCCGTCCTCACGATACGAGGTCTTGATCGGGGAAAGTGCGGGGACGTTAAACGTAACGGTCTTCATCGCTGGAATCTCCAATTGCGATGTCTGTAAGTGGGCGGCACGCTGCCACCCTCACTTGTGAGGGGCAGCGGGTCGAACACTGTTTGCGTTAGATTGGGGGTTGATGAGGTGTGGGGAAACCGGGGAGGGTTCTGGCTCCCCGGTGGCCTATGCTTTGGGGGGGGTAGAGGCCCCTCGGTGGCTGTGTCTCCCACAGGAGAAAGACCCCTCCCGTATCAAAATCCTGCCCTCTGGTACCTTTGGTACTGTGTGGTACGCCGTTACCCCCGCCCACGGCCTCAGAACGGCGTTTGTACCAGACGTACCAGACTAGCCAGACCTACGCATACTCTCTATACTCTATATACACCCCACCTCTTTTAGAGAAAGGTATGGTACATATGGTACGGGGGAAAAGAAACAGCCCTCCCGTTGCCGAGAGGGCCGCTTTCCGCAGTACCAGACCAGCCACAAGTCCGGTACGGCTATGGTACATCCTTGGTACGCAGCGTCAGTCCCCGAATCCCCCTCTTGCCTCCATTGCCAATCCGAGCCCTCCTAAGGTCCCAAGTGGACCCTTCCACGACCCGGTACACCAACTGATTCTGGCTCATAGCGGGAACCCGCAACTCCTTACTCCACTCTTTCCAGTGGGAGTACAGGGCTTCCGACGACACGAAGCCCCCTTCCTTGGCCTCAAACCGGGCAAACAGGAACTCGTCGATTGGATTGTTGACGGCGTGGTACTCCTCGATGAGGGATTTTGACCGCTCTGGCATGGGGAACTTGGCCTTGGGGTCCTTTTCGGCCTCCACCAACCGAGCCCCCTCCAATGCCCAAGCGGCAATTCCCGGCAACTCCGCCATCAACTGCTCACCTAGCCGGTAATTCTCCCGCCCCACAAACGAGACCGTGAAGGGAAGTAGAACCATCTTCCCAGACAGCCCGAGCCCCTTGTTTGGGAGCCTCGGTATTTCGTTGGATTGCATGATCGGGACGGCATCCACGACCACGTTCCGGAGTGGTTGCTCATACTTCCTGTTGATGGAGATGGGGTCTCGTCCGACAATCGACTTGAGGACCCGGCACGCGGCTTCACCTTCACGATTCGATATTTCGGATACTTCATTGATAGCCATCACCTTGGCCTGTTCGATGCCCCAGAGCCCGAACTGACCGGCGATATCCTCCAGACAGGTACCCATGTAGCCTTCCCCAAGCAACGCCTTGAGGATCGACATGATTGTACCTTTGCCTCCCCGGATCTTGCCGTACATCAAGAACCATTTGGCGTAATCCCGATGTGGCAGGAGACAGTACCCAAACATCCGCTGCAACAACCCACCCCATTCCGGATCCCCACCTCCCCACTCATCCAGACACCGATGCCACATCGGACACTCCGCACCTTCCACGTACTGGCACGGCACGATGTGGGGGGAGAAGAAGGTCTCGTCCCTCACAAAGGAGTCACCCGTCGCCGCATCAATCACAACATCCTCAAACGCAACAAGACTCCGGACTTCTTTCGTCTGGGGAGCCGTGATCCACGCGGGCGTCTTCTCATGCGGCAGGGTCTGCAACGCCTGCAACGCCCTCAAGACCCCCTGAATCTTTGGGATCGAGGGTGCGTATCGCACCTGCTGCTGTCCGTTGGCGGTGTTCTGGGTGTAGGTCACATTCTCCAACGCGACCCACAGGGCACTCTCAACCCACTCCAGATCCCGCTTCTGCCACCTTTCACCGTACCATTCGTAGAAATTCCCTCTCCAAAACCACAAACCTGCTCTATGATGCGGGGTAGAGAAACGAGAGGTGAGCAGGTAACGTGCTACCTGCATGGGTTCTGAGGACGCCAAGGTGGCTGATTGCGTCCGGTTCGTCATGTGCTAGATCCTTTACGAAAGCCCGGTATATGCCAAGTTACTCTCCCCCCAACGGAAACCCCCCGGCCCCGGCCCCCGCCAACGGAAACCCTCCGGACCCCGCCAATGGTACCAACCCGCTGGCGTTTTTGGGTCCCATGATGGGGATGATCCAGTCAATTCTCCAGAACCAGAAAGATTCTCGATCCTACTCGGACGCCGCCTACGAAGCAACTCGTCGTGCGGAAGCCGGTCTCTTCCCTCTTCGGAAGGATCCCCAGAAGACCGCAAACATCGACGCTCGGCGTCGAGCCATGAGGGTCAACCAAGGTCCAAGTCGTAGGCAGGTTGATCGAAGCCGTGCAAACCTCGAAGCCTACGTCGACCGCAAGAGGCAGGAAAGAGCCGCTATTCTGCAAGACAGAGCCGATGCGACGGCCGAACTCGAGGAAATCTCGAAATGGATTGATGGCTGGGCTTCTCAGGTTCTTAACGCAGGACCCAATCGTGCTTTGCTAGACTACATGGATGAGATGGCTCGCAACGAACGGGAATCACTCGCGTACCAAGAAGAACAAAAAGAGATTCGGAAGAAGGCTCAATACCAGAAAGTGATTGACGACGCCCTTGCGGAAATTGGGGATGTTGAGCCGAATGTCCCGGAAATGGACATTGCCCAAGCCGAAATGGAAGCAGCGGGCAACGCTGAAGGTGTTAGTGACATTCCCGGTTATGACGTGTATGCAATGGGGGAGGCTATTGCTCGTCGGCGTCGAGCCCGTCAGCAGGGAACCTACGACCCCGATCTTGAAGCGATTAGGTATGCCGGGGATGAGGCTGAAATCCAAGCCGCTAGGGATTTGGATATGCGGAACCGTCCGTTTGATGTCGAAGACGACGGCGGCTTTGCTTGGGACCCACGTGTCGCATGGAATCGCATGAATTCTGCTCCCCCTGCGGGCACCGCGTACGGTGCCCCCGGCATGATTCCTACCGATATTGTCCAAGTGGGGGGAGAAGCATTCGGATACGACATGTCAGGCATTCCGTCACATGTCAACATGCCCATTGGAATGCAGCCCATTAGACCTTACTACGGCAATGCAGCAAGTCGTGCCGCCTCTTCTCCTCCTCCTCCTCCCCCTCCTCCACCTCCGGGCAGTATCGTTCCGGTTCGACCTACGGGGCCTCTTCCCGCCCCTCCGGGTTATGTTGTAAGGGTGAACGCGGGAGCCCTTCCTCCCGCTGCTGCCAACCCTTTGGCTAGCAACCCTTTGTTTGCTACTCCTTTCCGTCCCAACTTCCTTCAAGGCGGGTATTAGGCCGTGGCGAAGAAGCGACGTAGGCCATCCAATCTGGGGATTGCTCTACCAGCAGGGGCAGACCCTTCGCGGTTAGGAGCAGAAAACCCTTCGTCTCTTCTGGCATCTGTTCCTTCAAGAGGAACGTTGGAGGAGCGGGCCGCTGCCTACACCCGAGGAGGGCAAACGGGACGAGGAGCCGGAGTCAAGACTCTTGAAGAACTTCTTGAGGAGTTGAATGTCACCCTCAATCGAGGTAAAGAACCGCCCGCCGCTCTTGTTTCCCAGATTGAAAAAGCAATCTTGGAGTCTGAAACGGATTCTCCTCTTCGTAGTGGCCTGAAGGGAATCAAGAAAGCAGAAAAGCGTGCGATAGAAAACGAACGAAAGGTGCGAGACGCACTATTCGCTGAGTACAAGAAGCGAAAGGGTGGCCTTCTTACGGCTTACCAAGAAGGAAGAATTGGGGCCAGCAAGTTCAAGGACCTCTTCCTCAACGAGTTGGTGGCGGAAGGTCTTTCCCGCAAGGACGCTCTCCGAATCGCTAACGAAGTCGCCGAAGAGTTCATGGGGACCATGGGTGCCCGTAAGGCGGCGGATGCTTATGAGCGGGGAAGGACTCCTCTTAACCTCCAACGGGGCAACATCGTTGCAGGCGATCTCCCCAAGAGCGTAAAACCCCCCAAGAAAAAGTACACAGGAACGGGGCCAAGTCTTGTTCCTCGTCAGGCATCTCGGATTGTTCCATCCCGACAAGGTACCGGGATGGTTTTCGGAGCGGGCACTGGGCAAAATCTTCTTGATTATGGCCCTGCCAATCCGGCTGATGCTGTTTCACGGTTGGGGCAAAGACTTGGGCAACAAGTTTCCGGTCTCTCCTTTGTAATGCGTTTGCCGAACCCGCAGGGGATAAAGACTCCGTCGAACCCGAAAGGAAAGACTCCAATCGAAGTAGTGGTTCGCCCCTCCAGTAAGTTCAAGGATCGGTTTGAAATCTTTCCGGCTTATTTGGGGAGAGAGAACAGTCGAGGGTTTACACAAGCCCAGATCCGAGTGATTGCAAAGTACTTCGGAGTTAAGCCTGAAACTCTTATCCGCACAAAGGGGTCTCATAGCAGCACTTACCACAAGAAGGGGTACAAGCCGGAACCGCTCTACATCAATCAGGAATCTCTCTTCCGAGGCAAGGCCGGGAAGAAGGCATTCCTGCAACTGTTCAGGGCTGAAAGGGCTTCGACCCTTGCAGGAGATCCTATTGACGTAGATCTTCTGATGTCGGAAAGGGGCCGGGAAGGTCTTCTCAAGAGGGCCGAAGGTCTGACAAGGTTCAAGCAGATGACCCCTGAAGAACGAAAGGCACTTGCCACTAAGACCTTCTCTCCGTCTACTGCCGGGCCTCTTGAGCGACCACTTGATCTGCCCAAGGGACGACCAAACTTCCTTCAAGGCCAGAGAGTCGGGAAGTCCGCGCGGTTCCCGCTGGCTCCCGGAGGACTTGGTAGGATCAACGCTGTTCTTGCTTTAGCGGAACTAGTCAAGAGGATGGCAAAGTGACGGATGCTCAATGGGAACATCAAGGGGACGCAGGAAAGGTCCTTTCGTTCTTTGACGCCGAGTCTGCCGCAAAAGCCCTTGAGTTGAATTCCTTCTCGATTGAGGAGGAAATCTCCACCCTCGTCCAACACATGCGGGACCCAGACGCTAAGATCGCGTTGCGTGCCCACAACCAACTTCGCCGAGTCCTCAACGAGGTAGCCAAGGCAAATGGCCTCATCACCACGCAAGAGTTCACCGCAACGAACTCCGAAGGAAACAAGAGTGTCCGTATCACCCGAAACCAAAAACTCATCGCAAACCTCAAAGCCACAACCCACCGTTCATCGCTCCCAGATGCTCCGGCCTTTGCAGCCCAGTATCTCCCCCCCTCAGGAGACCACGCTTCGAGCGATTCGGCATCTGGGTCCGATGGGCCTAGCGAGGTCGGCGGGTCAAGCACTGTACGACTTGGCGATCAGTAACGTCGATGGGTTCATCGGAAGCCGTGAGCGTTTCGGAACGCTGCTGTACGACCGCTACATTGAAAAGGGTGAGCCGACCCCCCACTTCTTCCGGGTGTGGGAGAACCTCTACCCCCACAGCATGGTGCGGGATGCGGAGGTTTCGTTTGCTGCGTCTATGGCACGGGTCGCAGCCGTCGAGTTGATGGCTGACGGGAGCCTGAATGCGGATCAAACGCATCAAGACAAGGGCTGAAGGAAACGAACTGTTTCCCCTCCCCGAAGACTACATGGAGTTGACGGAGGACGGGCAGCGTGAAGCCCGCGTCAACGCATGTCGTCAGTGGCTGGTTCCTGTCACGACGCCGCAAGACAAGGCCGACCGCTTCATCGGGTCGATGCTGTTCTTCGATCATTGGTATCTCACCCCCGACGAGCAAGACGACTTCAACCCGATGTTCTATGACGAGGATCCCGTCCCACTACCAGACGGGCACCTCGGTATCTACAAGGAGTGGGCACAGAACCGAGCCTCGATCGCGATTGCACCCCGTGGTTTCGCGAAGTCCAACTGCATCCGCAAGTCCATCCTTCTCCAGATGCTGACGAGGCCCGGCTACTCCTTCATCTACGCGACTTCCACCAACGACAACGCGAAGCAGACGGGTCAGATCATCAAGACCCAGTTCCAAGAGAACGCCCGGATCCACGATGACTGGGGTCCTGAGTTTCCTGACGAACGAATTGTGCCCCGCAGAGGCGAAGCCTCCTTCGGCATCGAGTTGATGTATCTGAAGAACGGGTCGTGGTTCCGGGCAATTTCTTCCGAGTCGCGTCAGCGTGGTGGTCGTCCCCGTTGCTACGTTCTAGATGACCCTGAGTACGATCCCCGTGCCTCGACCTCGATGTCGGTGCTTCGGTCGTACATGGACACGCTTCTCTTCAAGGTGGTCATGCCCATGATCACCCGACCCGGCACCAGCCTCCGGTGGCTAGCGACCTTCGTGTCTCGACGCCACTATGCGTGGTACGCGATGGAGACGCAGGCCACCGAGAAGGGTCTGCGTGCCAAGGACCCCCGCTTTGATCACTGGTCACGCATGATCATCAAGGCGGCATACAAGGATCAGGAGGATCGCCTTGTCTCATGTTGGCCGGAAATGTGGCCGGTGGACCGTAAGCAAAAGGAGGAGGATCCTCGTCTTAAGGAGAGGATCAGCCTCGAAGAGATCCGGGAGCAGATTGGTTCGGCGAACTTTGCGTCTGAGTACATGGCTGATCCCGGGGCGTCGGACGACGCCTTCTTCCCAGAACTCGACGACTCCCACCGCTGGTGGCTGACGGGCATCGACGCAGCCTACGGTATGAGTCCCCGCGAGTCCGCCACTCTGATGAACTGGAAGGGGTTGGACGGCAACACGAAGCAGATGCCGATGACCGACTTCCTCCGGGAGTCTTGGGTCTTCATGACGATTGATACGTCGTGGACCTCCACCGGCGACTCTGACTTCAAGGTAGCCACCGTCATGGCGGCCACCCCCGACAACGAGTTGTTTGTGTTGGATATCTGGGGTGGGCAGTGTGACGAGAACACCCTCATCAAGCAGGTGTTTGAGATTGCAGACAAGTGGCGGGTGCCCTCCATCCATCCCGAGGTCGTCCGTCAGAGCATCGCTCTCTACCAGACTCTCGACAGTCTTGTGAAGCAGCGGGCCACCGAGATGTTCGGTGTCGCCCACATGCCCAAGATCGTGCCGCTCAAGGTCGGTATGATGTCGAAGACCAGCCGGATTGGATCCCTCCAGTTCCGGTTTGAGAACGGCCTCATCAAGTTGCCGTTGGAGCGACGGATGGACCGGCACTGGTCCAATCTCTTTGACCAGATCGAGCAGTTCAACCCCGAGGTCGCCGACGGTGGTCTTGCCAAGGACGACCACCTTGACACCGTCTCAATGTCGGGCAACATCCTGAAGGGCCGTATTCACCGGGCTCCCGGTGAAGTAGAAGATGACCGCACCCCCGAAGAACACATTCTCGACGGCGAGATCTACGACGAGTCCGGATGCCTCTGGGCCTCCCGGCTTCCTAACCTTAGTCCGGAACTACTCGATGCAGTCCTATCCCGAGCAGCCAATGGACCCCCTAGTGGGGGGAGTCGGGTCTGATCCCGCACATCAACCTGTAACTATTCCATATTTTCTGTACGAAGCCATGGCAAGGGCTTATTATGGGCAGGCAAGGAATGCCGACCTGCCGGTTGAAAGTCAACCCAGATCTACAAATAATTTGAATCTTTCGGATATCCACTTCAATCCCTACGACATCCCGCCTCACTGGAAGCCCGGGGGGGTAGCCGCGAAGGACCTACGCAATGTCTCAGCACCAATTCAAACTGCCGAAGAACAAGGTTGAGATTTGTCAGGTCATTCGTGATCATGCCGAAAAGGAGATGTCGCGGCTCAACTACCGCCGCATCACTTGGCTACTGACGTACTACTACCTCAATGGCATGAGGCGGTTTGATGTTTTTGATCCCTCGACCGGGCACCTGTCCCCCCACTACCTCGACGAGGAGGGGAACATGGAGTTCCAGTCGCAAGAGATGCTGTCGGCGATCGACCGGGTTTCGGCTCGAATCTCCGCCATGGATCTCCGCCCCAAGGTCCTGCGGACAGGCACCAGCCTTCCCATGATTCGGCAGCGGGCTACGGCCCAGATGCTGGCGGATGCTTTGACTTCCGACGAGCAGATTGCAGAAGTCTCCACCAAGTTTGCCCACATCTTCACGGCTCTTGGGTCTTGTGGCATTCAGGGCCACATCCTTGATCATCCAACCATTGGTCTTACGAGCGACCTTGAGGTCATCCACCCCAAAGAGTTGTTCCCATTCCCTTCTCTTGCACAGGACTACACCAAGCAGTGCGGCATGATTCGACAGCGACTTGTGCCGCTAGAAACCCTGACGGAGAAGTTTGGGGATCGCGTCAAGCGAAACCTTGAAGACTGCGAGTTTTACGAAATTGAGATCGGGGACCCCATCGAGGATCCCGACGAGACTTACGACACTGGCTATAGCGTCAACCCTTTCAACAACAAGGGGTATAAGAGTCAGTCTGCCGACGCCATGACGGTGGTGCGGATCCGGGAACTTTGGATCGACGGCCCTCGGGGCACCTGCTCCCGTTACGTCATCTGCTCCGGAGATTACCTGATCGACGATCAGGACTTCTCTGGATCTCAGATGTACTGTCCTGTGGGCTTTGCCCGTTTTATGGAGACAGGTACGTTCCACGGAGCGGGACTCTTCGATCTTCTCTTTAGCATCAACCGAGAGATGGAAAAGATGCTGAAGGCTCTCTTCAACAACATCCGGGAACTGGACCGATACGGCGTCGTTGTGATGCCCCAAGGCTCCTTCAACGAGCGGTCAATCCTGCGGGAGGTCGGCAACGGACTCCGCATGATCTCGTATGCTCCTGACCCGTTGAACGAGAAGTTTTCGCCATTTGTGATCTCTCCCCATAACGCGGGTGACATCCCGGGCAAGACCGCTGCTTTTGCCAAGCAGTTAATGCAAGGCATTAACCCTGTCCAAGATCTCATTCAAGAGAAGGGCCGCATCGACTCTGCGACCGGCCTCCAGTTCCTTGATGAGCAAATCAACCGGGCCATGACCAACCCCACCATGGGTGTGGTGCAGGCGTTCGGGAAGATGTACCGGAGCATGGTGGCGTCGGCAAGTCGCGAACTTGTGCTGAAGCCCCGGCCAATCCCGGTGAAGTCCTTGGACCTCAACCTTGCAGGTGCGGTGATCGACTTTGACAACAGCCAGATTTCCTTTGAGCAGAACCCCATCCCGAACGTGGCAAGCCTGACGTTCTCGGTGCGGCAGGTCAATCCCCGTTCGGAAGTTGTCCGAAAGCAGGAAGCAATGCAGATGCTTCAGGCCGGGCTGACGGACCCCGATGGTCTGAAATTGCTGGCGTTGAAGGAAGGTCTTGACTTCGCCATTTGGATGGAAGAAGATCAATCTGCTTACGAACAAGTTGTGCAGAACATCCTTACTCTTTATGGAAACGGGACGGATCCGGGGCAGGTCATCCTGACCCCCCACACTAGCCGCCCAGAGTTCCAGATGAGGGTGCTTTCATCCTTCATGTCCAGCCCACTGATGATGAAGGCTGACCCGCTTGTTATTGACGAGTTCAAGAAGTACCGTGAAGCCCTGATCCAATTCATGGGGGCCTCTCTGCCTGCGATGGTGCCGAATCCAGACTCCGCCGCAATCTTTGCAGAACAGGCTGCCCGTCCACCCATGGGACCTCAACCGGGTCCCGGCATGATGCAAGGAGCCAACCTTGGCTGAAGAGAACAACGAAGTCGCCGAAACCAGCGAAGCCTCTACGATTGATGGAGGTGTTGCGGCTCCGGCCAACAACACTGTCGATCTGGACCAGACGATCAAAGTGGGGGGAAAGGAATACTCCGCACGGGAACTGGCGGAAGTCTACGAGAACTACGGAACCCTTCAGCAGTACGCGGAGGGTCTTGAACAATTTCATGAGGCGACCTCTCGTCTTATGAACCCCGATACAGATGTTGAGGTCAAGAAGAGGGATGCTCGCGAGATCCTTCTCTCTATGAACTACGCTCCTGAACAAGTCGAGGAATGGGTAAAAATCTATGACAAGGGACCCCAGATGACAGAAAACCCGCAGGCTTCTCAGCCCGCTTATGATCCCCGCACCGACAGCCTGAACGATCAGGTCCTGAAGATGCGGGCTCAGATGCTCCAGCAAAATCTGGAAAATTCGCTTTCTAGTGCTATCGAAGGCGATTCGGATGGTAAGGTGTTGATGGAGTGGCTCAACACCACTCGGACAACTGAAGAAGCCTCCAAGGCTCGCGAGAACATTGCGGAGAGAGTCAGGGCTCAGGCCCTTGAAAACCTCCGGCAGCGGCGAAATTACGCCGGTTCTTTCGACGAGTCTTGGCTTGGTGAAGAAGTCAAGAAGGCGGCCAACAAGGTTGCCAAGGACATGCTCACGGTAATCGGAGACACCGGCAAGATTGGCCGGGTTCCGGAAACGGCGGGGCAGACCGAGACTCTCTACCGCAAGGACCCTGTGAAGTTGCCCGATACTAAGGGCAAGTCCTACGGTGATGTGGAGGGCCAGTTGCGTAACTGGACCACTGATCAGATTCTCCGGTCGCTCTCCGATCCCGGTGGCGACTCCAAAGCGTGAGGTAAACTCCCATGGCTACCGCAGGTAGTATCTTTGACAAGGAGAGTACGCGGATTGAAGAGATCCTGTCGAAGCAGATCGACACGATCCTCCCTACTCTCGATCCCATTTGGCGTGATACCGTCGTGTCCTCGCAGGGCGTTGGCCCGGTCAGCGAGTTCTCGAAGGACTTTCAGGTCAACAAGTTGTACCGCACCGGCATGACCGGCGTCATTGAGCAGGGTGCTCCTGTCGGTGACTTTATGCTGTACGGTGATCCGGACAACGCCGACCTTGGTGCTCGTCTCCGCCGCAACACGGTGACCAACTCGTTCCCTGACCCGATGGACGGTGCCAAGCCGAAGACGTTCCGGCTTACTGTTCCGATGCGGGCGATGTACACCAACCTCTCCCTCACCCTTGGTGAGTTGCAGATGGATGCGACCCCGGCGGTCGTTGGTGACGTTGTGGCTCCGATCCTTCAGGGCTTTGCCCAGAACCTGAGCCATACGCTCTGCAACTACTGGTACCTCAGCCAGAACACCAATTACCGTCTCGGTCGGATTTTGACGGTTTCTAAGACTGGTTCTGGCCCTTATCGGTGGGCCATTACTACCGAAGAACTGGCGTACGATCGCTTCTTTGCGGGTCAGCGTGTTGACGTTTATAACGGCAACACTCGTCGCAACGAGGCTACTGGTACCCCCCTTCGTCAGTCTCTCTATGTCGAAAAGGTTGATGACCTTCTCGGTGTGGTGACGCTTATCGCTGCGACTGACATTACGGGAACCATTGCTATTGGTGACGATATTGTCTACGCCAATAGCGGTGAGAAGAACGACGGAACTCATGCCGATGGTTCCGGCAACCCGACGTTCACGGGTATTGCGGGCGTCAACTCTTGGCTCAAGACCAACGGAAACCTCCTTGGTGACGAGTCGATCTCGGGTGCCCAGATCAATGTCGATACCCACCCCGAGTTCAAGTCGATGCTGAAGTCGAACGTCGGTGTCCTGACGGAACATAAGTTGCGTCAGTACCTCCGTCGCTTCCACGTCGCGAAGGCCAAGTTGGGTCAGACCATCGACAGCCTCGTTGCGTCTGACGGTGTCTGGCTCTCCTACGAGGCCCAGAAGATCGGTCAGTACCAGATCGAGCGTAGCGGCAACCTGTCGAACCTCAACAACGAGGGATCGAACGAGGGCTTCGCGTTCACGTTTGAGGGACGTACCTACAAGGGTCACACCTCGCAGTACGTCGAGAAGGAAACGGTTTACGGCTGGAAGACTTCTGGCAGCAACTGGAAGCGGTACGTCCCGCCGGACTACGCCGGTCTCCAGAACATGTCGGAAGCCGACGCCTTCGTGCCGTTCCGGTTTGTGGTCCCGGCTCTCACCGGCCTCAGCAGCGTGAAGTGGCCGTACCAGAATGCCGCCAACGCTCTGACGGAAGCGGTTCAGATGCCGGGTATGCTGCGAATGCAGTTGATCCCCGATCAGCCCGCCGGTCTGAAGTTGACTGGTGTGACTGAAGATCGCGTCTACGCGGACGACTGATCCAAATAGTCGTGGGAGGGGGGCTTAGTCCCCCCTCCCGGGGCTTTGGGGGTGCAGCATGGCGAAGAAGAAAAAGGGTGCGATGAAGGGCTGCTCGATCAAGAGCGGCTGCAAGTCCAAGGCTGGTGGTCTCACCGCCAAGGGCCGTGCATCAATCAACCGAAAAACTGGCTCAAACCTACAGGCTCCTCAGCCCGGGGGTGGTCCCCGGAAGCGTTCGTTCTGTGCCCGCAACAAGGGTCAGATCGACAAGTTCAACATTGACTGCAAGAAGACGCCCAAGAAGCGGGCGTGTCTTGCCCGTAAAAGGTGGGCGTGCTGATATGAAGTACGGCAAGAAGAGCAAGTGTGCGTGTGGCAAGATGGGATGTGACTGCGGTGGCAAGATGCCCAAGGGCAAGAAGGTCATGGGCAAGAAGGCGATGAGCAAGAAGGCTCCCCGTCGCCGAGGCTACTGATGGCGAAGAAGAAGCCCCTCGACAAGTGTGCCCGTTGGGCCAAGTCCAAGTACAAGGTGTGGCCGTCAGCCTACGCCTCAGGGGCTGCCGTCAAGTGCCGCAAGGGCAAGTCCGGACCGGGCAAGCGGGGCAAGAAGTGATCCCCGCCTCCGAGATGGTCTGCCCCCGTTGCGGCAAGAAGTGGGGGGAGTGTCGCTGCTGATGGCAAAGAAGAAAGCCAACTTCTCCGCTGAGAAGAAGAAGGGTCTGCACGGCTGGTTCTCTCGGAATCAGGGGAAGGGATGGGTGGACTGCAAGACCGGAGGGCCTTGCGGTCGGAAGTCTGCAAAGGGTGGCAGCAAGCGTCCGTATCCGGCCTGCCGCCCTACCAAAGCGATGTGTACCAAGAAGGGCACCTCTTCCAAGAAGGGCCCTGCCCGTGTCTCTTGGCAATCCCGTAAGAAGAAGTAGCAATGGCAGACCGTCGCACACTCGAAGAACTCAAGTTGCTGCTTGCACTCTCTCGGGCTGCCGAAGAGAAGTTCCTAGTTGAAGTTGTTGAACCTCAAATTGGTTGGACGAGAGGTGCAAGCAGGTTTACGAGAGAGGTCGAAGAGAGCATTCGCAAGCGTTTTCCAAAGCCTAAGAGTGACCCTGCAAGGGGAATTGTTGGCGCTGGGTCCACCCGGGATTATACGCTTGCTTACCCCGAGGCGGCAAAGGAATACGAGGCTGCCGAACGAAGGGAAATCAAGGCTCAAGAAAAAGCCCAGACAATCAGATCTGCTCCCGAAAGAGGGAACAAGAAAAACCCCTTCCTTCGTCATCGACGCAAACTGGTCGCAGACCAACTAAGACAGTTTAGGGAATCTCTAGAAGGGTCAATTCCGGGAAGCGGGCGTCAAGCCGGAAAGTTTGAGATACTCCGACTGCTGCAAGAAAGAGGTAGCCAAACCCACAATCCGATTCAAGCGGTGGCTGACGCCATTCGGAATCTTCCGTTTGTTGAACAGCAAGCATTTGACGAGGCGTTCTATGGCCAACCTGATCCGGAGTACTTCTTCAGCGAGGAGTACAAAGAAGCAAAGAAAGCACGGAAAAAGAAAAGTTACGCCGAAATACAGGCGGAAGACCACGAACATGCGGCTTGGGCGGAGAAGCACGCAAAGGAAGTAGCCGACGAAAGAAGAACGTTACTTGAAAAGAAATTCTTCGAGCAGAAGGCTCAGGTCACTCCGCGAAGACTCCGTCGCATGACGGACAAAGACCTTGATAATTTGATCGCAACAAAATTCAGGGATCCGAGAATCATTGCTTTGCTGCTTGAAGAAAAGAGACTCCGCTTGGCTGATGAGTTCAACCGGAATCTCTCCCGTCGTATAATGGTGGGTAAGATAGGGAAGGGTGTCGCAAAGCCTTCCTCCCTCCTTACGTCGAAGGTCCCCACAGGAAGTGGGGGGGAGAACGCCGCCCGTTTCGCACTTCGTATTCTTACAAGAGGACGCAGCCGTTGACCGAGATCGAGATCATGTATGACCCCCGTGCCCACGCTGCGGGTATGGGACTGACGCTTGGCGAAGACCACGAAGTCCTCCCGGACTCCGAGTGGGTTCTGTGGGCACAACGCTTCAGTGGTATCAAGGACCTGTTCGTATACCGCCACAAGCAGGCCAACTCCTTCGTGTTTTCGAAGTGGCTCTATCACCCGCAGCGAGACGGGGTGGGGATTCTGATGGAGTTGGAGGCGTTTCCGACGCCGCCCAACTGGCATCCCCCCACTCAGGACTGGGTGCGGGAGCGGCTCCGGCCTGCGGATGAGATCGCGGAAGCGATGAGGCGAGGCATCCGGGATCGTGCCCGGGCCAAGCGTGCCATGGAGCGGGCCGACATCGAGGAGAAGCACCGGGTCGCGGACTGGGTGCAGAGGACCACCGGCGACGAGGCGGCGGCTCTTTCTATCCGTTCCAAGAAATGGACTAACAATCAGTCTGCGGAAGCGGTAGAATTCAAGAAAGATCTCATGAACTCGGCCAAGGGCCGCATCATCACAGGTGGCATATGAACCCTCTTACGCTTCTCCAACTCCTTGGCCCTATCCTTAAGCAACTGCCTCGTCAGGCAAGGCAGGAGTTGATGGGGGCCTTAAAGATGGGGGCCCGTGCCGACAGCAACGCCTTCCGTATGGTGGAGCGTGGTTCTGATACGGGTCGGAGGGCTGTTCGAGATCCCGGCTCTATGTTTGGGCGATCCTTTGACAGCAACATGAAGGAGATGGAAATCCTCGACATGCTGCGGGAAGACTTTGGAGGGTCGTACGATCCCGACAGTCTTGACGATGCCCGAGACATTCTCCAGAACGTCATGCGTCGTCGTCCCATCTATAGGAGGCGTTGATGCACAGCACGGGCTCATTCCTGTACACGGTCATTGAACGGATCCGAGGCTACCTCGATGATCCGGACTTTGACGCAAAGTACGACAACGACTTCCTCATCCGTCACATCATCAGCCCGACGATGGTGGATGTCCTGTCCCGCGTCAACATGAACATGGATAACCCTGTTCTGATGCGGATGGATTTCCGTCCCAACGCCACCGACGAGTACTACCAGTTGCCGCCCGCCGTTGGCGAGATCTGGCGGATTGCGTGTCGAGACGACAACGGTGCGGTGATTGACGAGATTAAACCCCGCACGGAATGGCATCCCGCTGGCGTGGGCTGGAGTCTGGAGGGCAACACTCTTCGCTTCGACTCCAAGTTCAACGCCGATCGAGACTGGACGATCTACTACGTCCCCACCGGCGACATCATGGTGCATTACTCCGTGGACGGAGGCACCATGCGGGGCGATCGTCAGACGTTTGTGCTGGACTCGGCACCGGACCTTGGGGAACTGGATCGACGGGAGAACGCCTATGCCGGTCAGATCCTCCGAGTCATTCCCCCCACTGGTATGGTGGAGGAGCGTGTTATCGCGAGCCATGACGTTGACCTTGCGGAAGTCGCGGTTCGCGTGCCCTTCAAGACCAACCTTGAAACGGGCATCCGATACGAGATCGCTCCCATTGGGGCGCAATCGCTTTACGAGGCGATCTCGGCAGGAGCCGCTATGAAGTTGGGGTCGTACCGGAAGATCACTGGCAACCACTACCAGATGATCCTTCAGCAGTACCGCTCCGCCATCAAGACCGCCACCGACAACGTCGCCAACCTCCAGATGCGGACTGGCAAGTCGTGGCAGCGGAAGACGGTGGACAACCCGAACTACGACGACATCTTCTTCGCTGGATCTTGGAGGACGCCATGACGGCTCGTTACGACTGGACCATCAATCAGGGCGAGACCTCGGAACTCACGGTCAAGAGGGCTAACAGTGGGGGGACATACAGCCCCACTACGGCCTTCCTTGACAACTTCCGTATGCAGGCAAAGGACAAGTATGGGGGCACCTCCTATCTGTCCGTCTCTGGAGACGGAACTGCGGCTCCTTTCACGAAAGATCCTTCGGATTCAGGAGATGACGAAGGGAACTCGACGGTTCTGATTGCGTTGTCGGCGGCTCAAACGGCTGCGATTCCTGCCGGTAAGTATGTCTACGACATTGAGAACCACGACGGGGCTGGAACCGTTGCCCGGATTCTTGAGGGCACGCTGTACGTCAAGCCTGAGGTAACTACGGATGGCTGATTCGATTACGGTCACGGAGACCACCTACCAGATCACCGTTACTGAGGGCGACACTCAGACGGTGACGGTTTCCCCTACCGAATCGAGCATTACGATCACGCAGCCTGCGGACACCACCACTTCTGTCACAACCCCCGCTAGCCAGATCGTCACGATCACGCAATCCGCCAGCATTATTGGCCCGTACTACACGGATGCCGACGCTCGAAATTCCGTTTCGGCGTCAGGCGCTGGTTTCTCGTATAACAATCTGACTGGTGTTTTTACTTGGCTTCAGCCCATTGTGCCGATTGACAAAGGAGGCACTGGAGCCACGACCGCAAGTGCTGCCCGTACGGCCCTTGGTACAAACGACGCTGCAAATCTGACCACGGGTGATCTTGCTGCCGCTCGCGTCTCGACAATTCC